CTCTTTCCCTACACGACGCTCTTCCGATCTTAAATATTACCTTCAGTAGAATCTATTTTGAAGTTCCCAGCTAAAGTATTTTCAATAGTTGTATCATCTGTGATAGCAATGTCATAGTAAGGCTTGTCCATTTTGTCAGCAAGCATATAATCTACTTCTTCTTGTGTATACATCTTTAAATTACTTGATGTTTTATTACCTTTTAATTCAACCCCGTTAATTTGAGGTTTGTTTTCTAATTCATTGTAGTCGGTAGTTCCACCGCTTGGACCTTGCGGACCAACAGGTCCCTGTTCTCCCTGTGGTCCTTGTGGACCTATTGGGCCGACTTCGCCTTGTTCTCCCTTATCACCTTTATCCCCTTTATCTCCTTTATCACCCTTAGGGCCTTGTTCCCCTTGGGCCTCTTGGCCAGTGCTTACACCATTTATATACCATATCCCATCTTTAATTGTAATAACAGGGGTGGCTCCGTTTGTTACCTGAAAGTCGAATGTTGAATTATCAGTAAATAAAATTTGATATGTATCAACTAAGCCCACACTTCCGGTTTTTGTGATATTTTTAATGCCATTTCCAACGAACGCCCCACTATCTAAATCTTCTTGTACCTTACCTACTAATGCAATTAAACGATCGTAGTAATTTTTCATTTCTGGGCTTAATTCCCATTGTTTTGCAGTACCATTTAAATAATTTTTACTAATATAAATATTGAATAAATTTGATACAAACAAAGGATTGTCATTTGAAAAATCATAATTTTCATCAATTTTTACATTAGATATAATTATTAAACATTCGTACATTCCAGCTCTTTGACTTAAAAATGTTTTAACAGGAATAGAATTATTTGAATCTAACAGCAAAGGAGCATAATATTCATCTTCGTTTTGATATTTACAAATCAAATATGTGTTGCCCATGAATTGTACATCTTCTAAGTCAAAATCAATGCTTCTTGTGTCGTTTTCGTACTGATTAGATATTTTAATCGAGTTTGGAAAAACGCTTCTGTTATTGCAAATTTTAATCATTTACTCACCTCCTATGCTGTTCTTTTCCACATATAACATGTTATATATGGCTGTAATGTTGTTGGACCTTGCCCGTTATCTTGCCAAACTTCAGTTGCATGATTAGCTGGACGCGGGGTTTCGGTGTTACCGTTGTTTCCCCAAATTGTAGCATTATAAACATCATGGTTAGGGGTAGCAACTGTTTTCGCATATCCGATAGAACTTGTATCGCTACTGACTGCACCAATTGAGGCTCTTAATACTTGTTCTTTTTTTCCACCTGTCTTTTCAACAATATTAAATTCTGTTTGATCAGTATCTACACCAACAGGAACACGCCCTTTTCCCCATTGTGTCCAGGTACCACCGTAAATTGTACCTGGATTTACACCAGTTACATTAAATACTATATCGCCCACTGGATGCATAATTAAATATAGCTGCTTGACTGTGTCTGTTGCACTCGTTAATTCTTCTTTTGACACAAATTCGCCTGCAATATCTTTGTAAGGTCCCCATTTACCGTTACCTAATTTAAATCTAATTTTTGTGCCATTCCACTCATATTTTCCTAAATAATCAATTGCAGTATTTATTTGTTCTTGCAAATTTTTTGTTTCTTGATTAAGTGTTTTGGCATCATCTAATATTTTATTAATCTCGTTTTCGAAGCGCTCATTGAATAACGAAGTGACAAGTGAAGATACTGCAGTTTCCCATGTTCCATCAGAAGGTAATTCGATTTCTGAATTGGGCGCTTCCGACACAAAAAATACAATTTGATTAGTCATAATTTTTTCATCGTTTTTAACAAGACCAATCGATATATAAATTGCCCCAGAATTTTTAAAAGCCTCTGGTGGTATTGTGAATATATTTTCTTCTGTAATACTTCTAGTTGTTGAAAAAACTATACCATTTTTAATCCACCCCACGCATGGGATAATTGCATAATCATTGTATTTAGAAGAGATATTCTCTACTTCAACTGGAACATTCGCACTGCCCTGTGCCGGTATAGCGAGTGTATCGCTGCTCAAATTTAATTCATTAATTGTTAATTTCATTAATTACACGCTCCATTTCTTTGATTTTTTTAGATAATTTTTGAACTCTTTGAATGCATGCAATAGATAAAGCGTTATAATCGACTGATAACATTCCTTCATTATTTTCTCTTAAAATAAATCTTGAAAATTCATTATCAATTAAATCCTGAGCAATTACACCTACAACATTTTTTATGCCTTCTTTATAATCAAAACTTTTAATTTTTAACTTATCAATTAAATTCGATATATCGATATCTTTAATATTTTCTTTCAATTTAGCATCTGAACCGGTTGAAATTGGGACTGATGCTGAAATACTGTTTGCATCAAGTAAAATATGATTATCAGCCATCAGTTGTACATTTACTCCATCAACTGATGTTGTAGGATTTCCTATATTTATAAATCTCAAAACAGTACGTCCGCCCATATTTACTGCATATATTCCTCCGACACCAGTCAAATTAATGTTACGCCCAATACTTATATCCTTTTTTGTAGAAATATCTACACCGTTAATCTTTCCACCATTGATAGTCGTTCCATTCAAAGTTCCTGTTATTCTAGCATTGTTAGCAACCATATCTTCTGTTACTAGTTTACCATTATCCAGATCCCAGTAATTTTTACCTAATTTGTCAGCTAGAATTCCAGCAATAACATAATCTGCAATTATGCCTTCAAAATTAATAGCAGTCCCCCATATCCAGTCACTGTTATCTTCGTCTCTTTTTTTCGCAACCTGAAGTCCTTGTGTTCCAATACATAAAGCACCAAAAGTTGGACTTTCAGGGTCTAAATCCTCAAACAGGATTGCTCTTACATCCTGTTTTTTTGCGATATCTTTTTGTGCTTTTAATGAAGTAGTTAGAAGATCAATTACTCCTGCAATTTTTTCTCCCATCACTGTATTTGTTTCTGTATTGATTACTTTTTCCACTGAACCAATTACAGAACCTACATTATCGAAATAAGAAGTACGATAATCGCCTAATGTTAATTGTTCATTTTCTTGTGTAATTAAGTTATATTCTAAAGCAACTACTCTTGCCGATGTTTCAATATTTAAACGTTTGTGTTTTACGTGTACAACATCCCCAAGACTAATTTTAATTAAATTTTTAAATTCTTTATATTCTTCAGTTTTTGAAAGATCAAGCATATCAACTTCATAATCGATTAACGGTACATCTATTCCGTTTTCGAATTCGAGTTTAGCTCTCTTTCGCAACTCTTCATATAATTCTTCTAAGTTATCGCAAACAGTAATGCCGTTTTCTTCATCATTTTCACTAGCATCTTCTTTTAGTTTAATATCATCATAATTAATAACCCTGGTATAAATAATTGGATATTTATCAATATTGACACTGTCAATTACTTCATTATCGGGCAGTGTATAACCATTATAGGAAATTGGAATTAAGCGTGTTGCAACTTCTGTCATATCAATATGCTCTTTTATTCCAGTTAAGTTATAACCAAACTCTGCTCTTGCACCATTATCAGTGCCAATCTTTTCATTAACAGTTATTTTAAAATTATTGTAGACTATTTCACCGCCCCATCTGTTTATAAAACTGTTTTCATCATTTCCATTTAATGCCTCCATAAAATTTTTTTGAATAAAATATGATGTATTATGTTGTGTAATATCACTTTCTGCGCTGTATTTATTATTTTGCGCAAGCATAATATTTAATGCCTCCTGCCCATTTTTATCAGTTGGTCTAACATCAAATAAAAAGCAGTCATTTTTTGAATCAAAAAATATCGGATAAGCACTGCAGGTTATATTTTCATCATCTTTTTCAATGTCATATATCCTAAAAAGTTGATTTTTATCAATAAATGTATCTGCACATATTACAGCATTCTCTGTAATTAGTTCAGCCTTATCATCAAGTGGATGTGTCATTGAAACACTCCAGTTTCCTGTAATATCTGCTTCTAAAATGCATTTTGTTGGATTTATAACACTATCACCATTCATATCATAATTACTGTTATCTGCTTTATATATCTGTATCATTATATACACCTCCAGTTTGGGATTATTTCAACTACAAAACCATCAGTTGCAGACAGAGTGTTATTTCCTTCTTTTAGTGCCAATTCATCGTAATCACATTTCACTGCTGTATTAGCTAATTCACCATTATCACGATAACTTAATTTCAAATCAGTATCTATTGTTAAAGTTCCACTCACATTGCATATAGCCACATGCCCATTTACATTTAAATTGCATAAACCTTCACCATTAACTACATAAACTGGTTTACATTTTTCATAAAAGTTCATTAAATTTTTTTGAAGAGGTATTTTATTTTTACCGTTTATCAAATATGTATATGGATCAACAATAAATGTAACATCAAATTTTCCTAAGCGTTTTGATGTCCTTTCATCTGTTTTTATATCTACTTTTTTTATGCGATAATAAAAGTTTACATCATCGCTAAACTGCAGTTCTTTTACATCTTTAAAGAATTTCTTACATATCCTGAACATCTCAAACCATCTATTTTTATCGACCATATAATTAAAAGACACCGAAATTTCGATGTCCTCATAAAATTCAGTATCTTCGTAAAGTTTTCCATCACGGCCTAATACATCATATTCATTAATTTTTTTAACAGGGCTGGGAATATTTGGACGTGAAATTGGTAAAATTCCTTGTCTTACACAACTTTTCCCATCTAAATATATGTCATACATTTTAATACCCCCTTGATAATTGTCGACTTCTCTGGCGATTTCCATAAATTTTTTCTGTGCTTTTAGCAATCACTTTTCCATCTAGATTAGTAACTAAATTAATTGTTGTAGAACCTTCATATCTTGTATATGCCGTTTGCTGAATATCTGGATTCAGTCTCATATTTTCAGCAAGTATTGCGATTTCATCTTCGACCTTCCACCTATTGTTTTTAATTCCACGCGATAATCCATCCATCATGTCCGGCATCCATTTTTCATATTCGCGCAACGGACCAACATCAGGTCTTGAAAAGTGTAACCATGAAGTGATTGTATCTGCTACTCCTTTTACTGCATCAACAACCTTGCCAACAGTTTTTTTGATTCCTTTTACAAAACCGTCAATCATATCACTGCCCCACTCAACTGCACTTTCAAATAATCCGCTAAAAAAATTAGAAATCGTTTTCCATAAATCACTAAAAGCACCACCTATTTTTGACCCCATGTTGCCAAACCATTCACCAATCGAATTCACTGTTTCGCCGATCCATTTTTTAAATGCTTCAAAATTTTTCGAAAACCATTTTACGATATTATCCCAATTTTGAAATATTAAGATTACCGCTGTTACCGCTGCGATAATTCCAAGTATTGTCCCAATAATTGGTAACATTCCAATGTTTGCAACAGCAGCAGTAATCCCCAATGTTGACATTAATGTACTTATAGAAAAAAGTACAGGCGAAAGCATAGCTAGAACCGCAATAAATCCAACAATTACTGTTATAATAGCTTGAGCTGGACCAGGCAAATTATTAAAACCATCTATTAAAAATGTTATAGCCTCTGTAATGTCGGTGATGATTGGCATAAGATTTTCACCAAGTTCAGCCATTGAATTTTGATATTCAGCCTGAGCTTCATTGCTTTCTACGAGAGCCTGATTATTATTTCTAAATGCATCTGCACTGGCCATCAAGCCCTGATCTGCAAGTTCCTTGAGTACTATATTTGTTCGTTCACTTTGCGATCCTGCTTTTTCTAGCTTTTCATTAAATTCATCTTCACTGGTGCCAGCCCAGTTTAATACATCAGCAAAATTCCCTGTTACTTTAGCAGTTTTAATCGTTTCGTTTATCGATTCTGCCAATCCGTCGATAGGAATTGAATCACCATAACGCGCCCATGCACCAATTGCTCCATTTGTTATCCTAATAAGATTTTCCTGTTCTAATCCCAGTGCCTGCAAATTTGCAGTTGTTGTAGCAGCAGTCTGATCGTCATTCAATACACCGTATAATAGTTTATAAGTTTCAGCTGTCTGTTCGGCACTGTATCCTGCTCTTTCGCTTGATGTTTCTAAAGCGCCCATTATTTTTAGATGTTCTTTCGATTCTTCAACGACAGCCTTCATATTATCCACAAGATTTCCTGCAGCATCAGCTAATTCAGTTGTTGCAAAAGCCCCTTTAACTGTATCGCCTACATCTGCGATATCTTTTTGTGCATCTTT